AGAAGATTGAAATGGTTGCTGCTACTGAAACTCAAACAAACGAGCAAACAGATACCTTTGCTGAACTTATGCAAATGGATATCAAGCCTGTGATTGAAGAAAAAGCTGATGGTGACTTTGAGTTTGTTCAGCAAGTCGTTGCCGCATCAAACGATCAGAAACAAGAAGAAATTAATAACTCTGGTTTCTCTGAAGAAGAAAAGATTACGATTGCCAATGACCCTGCTCTTGCAAATGCATTCAATCTAGCACCTAATGTTACAAACCTTGAAGTTGCTGGTGTATTAAATAATAAGCAGGAAGAAAAGTCTGATGCTGAAAAGCGAGCAGATGAAGTCGTTGCTGCAAATGCAAAAGAGCAAGAAGAAATTAATAAGAACTACATGGACGCAGATCAATCTGGGATTGTTGCTGCCATGGGTGCTGATACTGATGTGAGTGCCTACAGAACTGCAATGATTAGAGATAATAATAATTGGTATAAGCCAGAAGATATATACAAGAATATTGTTATCAAGGACAATGTTCGTGGTTCATACTTCCTAGAAAAAGGAAACACAGACACTTACAAAAAGATGGTAGAGGAGCAATACAAATGAGCGATTTAGACGAGAAGGTCGACAAGTTAGAAGCAGCGGTTGACCCAAACACTGTTATAAGCATTGGTGGATATAGCTTTACCCCAGCCAAACTTATGATTGCTGCTGGTATCGTTTCATCAGTACTTGGTGGTCTCTATGGAGCTTTTGAGTTCTATAAAGATTACATGGACATGAAGCAACAGATTCAAGAGTATGTTGCTCCAGACCTATCAGCTATTCAAGAACGTATTACCAAAATGGAAGAGCGTGTTGATAATGCTGTAGTTATGGTTGACGAAAGCGGTGATATTATTCGCGATGTTAGAGCCGACCTAAAGGGTGATATTGATAGCCTGCAAGCAGATGTAGATGCTGCTGAAAGACGCAATCGTGAGCTAGATAAAGAGGTTCGTGGATTTGTTGGTGTAACTGACCGCGATATGTCAGCTCGTTTGAGAGCAATTGAGCGTGAAACAGACCAAAAGCTAAAAGAGTTAGAAAAGAAGGTTGATGAGAAGATTCAAAAAGCTTGGGAAAACCCTCTGGCAAAGTAGATATTGACTATATAAATAATGATGGAAACCTTAAACATACCTCTTTGTGAAAAACGATATATCGTTGCTAATAAGGGCAAAATACTTTTAGTAACTTATAACCGTAGGTATGCTGAGCATATATCTAATTTGGTCAAGAAGAATGATTACTCAATTACGTACGAGATTAGGGTCCAAGGGCGACCATAAATGTTGTTGTGATAGTTGTCCAATCGAGAACAAATCAGGTAAAGTAGAAAAGATTTTATATTATACCTTTCTGATAGTGTTGCCGGCGTTTGTTATTATTCATACCATTATAACCAGTCTATAAGGAGACGAGTATGAGTATCCTAGCAAATTTAAAGTCAATGATATCAGATGGTGTAGATGGATCAATCTCTTCAAAGAGAGTTATTACAATTATGGCAACATTCCTAGTAGCTCTAGCATTCGTGCTAAATCTATTTTGGGATCTAGATGTTGACGCTAACATGTATGACTCAATGATGATGATTGTCGTAGCAGGTCTTGGTACAACTGTAGCAGAAAAGTTTGCCAAGAAGTAATTTTTAAACAAGGAGTATATTAAATGAAGAAGTTTATTGCATTGTCTGTTCTAGCACTAGCCCTAACTGGTTGCGCCGCCAAGGAAGAAGAGGTAGCCGCACCAGCCGCCGAAGCAGCCCCAGCCGTTGAGGCTCCAGCTGCCGAAGCAGCTCCAGCAGCAGATGCAGCTGCACCAGCCGAGGCTCCAGCAGCCGAAGCACCAGCAGCAGAGTAATACTACTGTGAATGGGGCGAGGGCAACCTTGCCCCAACCTTATGGGTGATTTATGAAAAAGCTTTTTCTTCCAGGAAGTAATCCTCTCGAAGCTGTATCAAATACTGCCTATCAGTGGCAGATAACTAGAATTGTAACTGGTAGAATATTTCAATTTGAAGCTGATTTGTTGCCAGAAGAGTTGAGTGAAAAATTAAAAATATTGAAGTTAAATATAATAGTTCAATCCGATCAAGCAGCAATAGATTTTACAACACAAGCATTAGCATCAGCCAACACTGTACAGCTTCAAATTAGTGAGTGGTTGGAGAGTGATGGCTCATTTAGAGGCGACATATTAGTCGACGGTCAAAGTCTCAAACAATTGTTGATAGATAATAGCATAGCAACACTATAGGTGTATTATGAAAAAGTTTTTATTTCTTTTAGCCCTAATTCCAACAACAGCCTTAGCCAATCCTTATGATTGGAAGGTAACAAGAGTGCTTGATGGCGATACAGTAGAATTTGAAGCTAAGTTCCTTCCAGCTGAACTTGGCGATAAGTTAAAGATCAGAGTACTTGGTGTTGATACGCCAGAGAAGGCTCCAAGAGCTAAATGTGAGAAAGAAGCAGCAGCTGGCCTAGCTGCAACAGAGTACACAAAGAAGGCTGTTAATGAAGCTAAGAAAGTCCAGATTGAGATTAAAGAGTGGGATAAGTTTGGTGGCAGAGTTTTGGGTGATGTGATTATTGATGGCCAAAAACTTAGTGAAATGTTAATCAAAAAGAATCTAGCAAGACCATATTTTGGAGAAGCCAAAAAGTCTTGGTGTGAATGAGGTAACTTATGTTAAGTATTATACCATTACCGTATAGAATTTTATTGTTTGCAATGATTGTTGGCGGTGCATTTGCCGCTGGCTATAAGAAGGGCGGCGAGGCCGGAGAGCTGGAAATTCAGCGTGTTGCTAATGAGGCTGAAGATCTCAAGTTAGCTCTCGAAAAAGAACAAGCAATGATTCGAGAAGTAGTCAAGGTAGAATACGTTGACAGAGTCACAAAGATTAAAGAAAAGGAAACTAAGATTGTTCAAGCAGCAGCTGAGACAGTACCTGGACAGTATGATATGTCTAACGGTTGGGTACACGCACACAATGCTGCAGCTTCTCCTAAGATTGATCTCGATTTAAACCTTGCTGCTGATGGCAACAGCTCATTTGTTAAAGACAATGTTGCTCTTCAAACAGTTGTAGAAAATTATTCTATCTGTCTACAAAATGCTCAGCAGCTAACATCCCTACAAAAATATTTAATCCAAGTTAATGAAAAAATTGACGAAGAAAACAAAAAGCGTGGTATTGATATTAAGTTACCTGATCTACCATGGAAGAAGGAGGCTAAGCAATGAAGTACCTTCTAGTAATTTTTATGTCTTTAATGCTAGCTGGTTGCGGTAAAGGCTTAACTAGACTTTTACCAAAGCTTGAAAAAGTTAATCTACCTGAGGAATTAATGAAGCCGCCTCAGGAATTAAAAATAATTGAGAAGCCAGCAGCACCTCCATCAACACCACAAGCGGAGATAGAAAGAAATGTCATCACACCTAAATGAAGTAGGAATAGGTTACTTTCAACATTTGGCAAGAGCCTGGAAGTGGGCATTCATGTTGGTTGTTCATGGATTGTTTCCAAACATTTGGAAGAATGCAGTCAGTGATCAGATTTGTGTTAATAAAGAAGTCGATAGTGCCACTCGTAAATATCTTTTGAAGACAATGTGGAATATTGAAGAAAGAGATCCAGATAATAAGCCAAGTGTATTTTCAAGATTAACAGATAGCGAAGTGGTAGCAAGACGTCTATATTATAGTTCTGATAAATAATCCTACGTACCTGTAGGAGATCAATCATGGTTGACTTTGAGTCAAGGCTTTCCAAAATAGAAACAGATGTAGCAGCCATGAAAGAGAAGGTCAGCTTCTTTTCTGTAATCTACGAAAAGTTTGATAGAACACTTGACAAGTTAGATGAACGTCAAGTCGAAGATAGAAAAGAAATCAACGAGACTATGGCAAAGTTGCAAGACAATATCATGGAAGAGATCAAAGCTCTCAGAGATGATATGGCCAAGCAGCATGTTATCGAAAGACAAAAGATTGAGGACTTGAACAAATGGCGTTGGATCGTAGTAGGGGCAGCCGCACTGGTCGCCTGGGTAGTATCAACGTTTTCCAAAACACTGCTGGGAAAGTGACCCCTGTTGATGCAATTTATAATGCAGCAATGTGGGAAAAGTATATTGAACTAAGAAGAGAGCAAGCTAGAGTAGAGCCATCTGATAGTAGTCTGTTAGCTACTTCACCAGAAGAAGTAAAGCGTCAGATTGAAAGGTTTAGAGAACAACAAGAGCGAATTCACATAGTTGTATGAGATTCAAGCAATTCTTGGAAAACTTTATGGATGGCCGTAACCCTCAAGATAAGGGTGATATGGCACGCCATGGTCTAAAGGGTAAGTCAATCTCACAACTAAAGAAAGTTAGATCGTCCAAAACAGCATCCCCAAGGCAAAAGCAGCTTGCACATTGGTTCATCAATATGCATAGCAAAAAGAAATAACAAATTGAATTCAATATTATGAAAATTGTAATTTTAGGTGGTGGAACTGCAGGATGGATTATAGCTATGACGATAGCTAAAATTCAACCAAATGCCCATGATATAACAGTGATTGAGTCAAAGAGACTTGGCATAATTGGAGCTGGAGAGGGATCCACAAGTTTATTTGTATCACTGATTGCCGGCTCGTTTTTTCATACTGGAATTGATCTTAACGATTTTATTGAAAAAACAAACGCAACCGTAAAGCTTGGTATCAAACATGTCAATTGGACTGGTGATGGTACCCATTATTTTGCACCTCTTGATGGCACGAGAACGGCTCTCATAACACCCGATGCAGAGTTTTGCAAAGCAATTTTAAAGAATAAAAATAAAGCTCATATGTGTACTGAGCTTGGCCATGCCTACGAGCGTGGTTATATACCAACTGATAGCAATCCCAAGCTGCTACCCTATGCCCTTCATTTTGATGCATTCAATGTGGGTGAATATCTATCAAACGTTGCTATTCAAGCAGGCGTTAAACATATAGATGCTGATATTTGTGATGTGAAAACAAACGCTGATAAAACAGAAGTGATATCCTTAACTGATACAAACCACAATGAGTATGAAGCTGATTTCTTTATTGATTGTTCTGGGTTTAGTAGACGCATATGTAATGCTATGGATATGGGCTGGGTAGACTATAGTAAGAACCTACCTGTAAATGCAGCTATCGCTTTTCAAAAGCCATTAGATGGGATTGTTGAACCAGTAACTTCAGCTATCGCTATGAATGCTGGCTGGGTATGGAAAATACCAACTGCTCAAAGATACGGTATGGGCTATGTGTATAGCAATAAATTTATTACCGAGCAGCAGGCTATAGATGAGGTTAATAGAAAATTTGATAATCCTCAAATACTTCGGAAGTTTAATTTCACATCTGGTCGTAGTAATCTTTTTTGGAAAGGCAACTGTATTTCGCTTGGATTGTCTTCAGTATTTTTAGAGCCACTCGAGGCAACCTCTATACACACAACTATTATGCAAACACTAGCTTTTGTGATGGAACATCTGCATTCAACAAAAGAAAGAACTATCAATCAATACAGAATTAATGATTATAATCGGTCAATAGCAAATGTGCATGATACTCTCAGAGACTTTTTGGTGCTGCACTATAAGGGCGGTAGAACAGATACAGAATTTTGGAAATATATGAGTAGTAATGAACCCAATACTGAAAAGGTTGATTACTTGCTGGATATAAGTAAAGATTCGATCGTTAGTCAGCTAACCCTACAACAAGATTCCTATCGTTTGGTTGCTTCAATGTGGAACTGGATTTTATGGGGTATCGGTAAAATAAATGAGGACACAGCCCGAAGTGTTCTTAGAAAGTTAAACTAGTTGACCTTTGAGCGCTCTCTCTGTATAATCAGCGTGTCGCCATTCTGATTAGGGTCATAAGATGCTTTGGATTGATATTAAGTATGCTAACCTTGCTTCGAGCAAGTTCCCCAGATATAAAGTAAAAAAGCAGAAGCCGTTCCAGGCTAACTTCCGCTGCGTATACTGCGGCGACTCTAAGAACAATAAATACAAGACCAGAGGATATCTCTTAGAGAACAATAAGGGATATGTGGTTTATCATTGCCACAACTGTGGTGTCTCTACGAGCTTCGACAATGCTCTTAAATTTGTCGACCCAGTACTACATAAGGAATATGTTCTCGAGAAATATAAGGAGAGAGCTACGCAAGTCGTTACCTCCACTGTTTCTGCGAATGTATTCCAGCCGGATATGTCTAAGTTTGCCAAGAGGAGATTCGAGAAGTTTGAGCCATTGAAAGAGCTAAAGAAGGTCTCCCAGCTACAACCAGACCATATTGCAAAGAAGTATGTGGTCAGTAGACAAATCCCTTCCAATAAGCACTATATGCTCTACTACTGTCCTAAGTTTAAAGAGTTTACCAATAGGTTGATTCCTGGTAAGTTTGAGAACACTGATATTGATAGTGGTCGACTTTTGATACCATTAATTGACCGTGAAGGTACATTGTTTGGTTATCAAGGTAGGGCATTGTCCAATGACAAGATTAGATACATAACCATCGTTTTGGATGAAAGCAAGCCGAGGGTGTTTGGATTAGATACTCTTGATATCAACCAAGATGTAATAGTAGTAGAAGGTCCTATCGATTCATTGTTCCTACCAAACGCTATTGCTATGGCGGGTGGCGATAACGGAGATGTTGAGAAGTTAGGATTGGATAGCAAACTTATTTTTTGCTTTGATAACGAACCACGTAACGTGGACACTGTCAAGCGTATGAAAAAGATGATAGATAAAGGATACAGAGTAACTTTTTGGCCAAGTAACATTCATCACAAAGATGTTAATGATATGATCCTAAATGGGTTGAGCCAAGAAGAGATTTCAGGTATAATCTATCGAAATGCCAAGAAAGGTATGGAAGCATTATTAGAATTACAAAAATGGAAGAAAGTACAATGAGTGAAACAAATGATACAAAAGTATGGACTACAAAAGTAGTCGAAGAGAATGGTGACACAGTTCTATTATTCCCACCTGACTTTTTAAACCATGTTGGGTGGAAAGAGGGTGATAATTTAGCATGGGTTATATCTGATGATGGTATGTCATGCTATATCCGTAAACTACAATCGCCCGAGGACTGAAATGAAATATCTAGACATTAATATCGATCTATCAAGAGACGAACTATTTGACGATCATGGCATGAAGAGAATGAAAGACTCTTACATGCGTGAGGATGAAGAGTCTCCTCAACACCGTTTCGCTTTTGTATCTAAGGCATTTGGTACTGATGAAAAGCATGCACAGAGATTGTATGACTATTCATCTAAGCATTGGTTGTCTTATTCCACACCTATTCTTTCCTATGGTAGAACATCTAAGGGTCTACCTATTTCATGTTTCCTCAACTACATGGATGACTCGTCGCAGGGTCTTGTAGATACACTTTCTGAGACTAATTGGCTATCGATGCTTGGTGGTGGCGTTGGTATTGGTCTAGGTATTAGATCAGCTGACGAGAAGTCTACAGGCATTATGCCTCACCTAAAGATCTATGATGCATCTTGCTTGGCCTACCGCCAAGGTAGAACTCGTCGTGGCTCCTATGCTGCCTATCTTGATATTGGCCACCCAGATATCATTCCATTCTTGGAGATGAGAAAGCCAACTGGTGACCAGAATATTCGTTGTATGAATCTTCACCATGGTATCAACATTCCAGATAAGTTTATGCAACTAATTGAAAAGTGCATGACAGATCCAATGGCTGATGACACCTGGGAGTTAGTTGACCCTGCTTCAGGTGAAGTTAAGGAGAAGGTATCAGCTAGAGAGCTTTGGCAGAAGATTCTCGAACTAAGAATGATGACAGGTGAACCATATCTCCACTTTGTTGATACATCGAACAAGTATCTACCACAGTGGCTAAAGGATAAAGGGTTAACTGTCAGACAGTCCAACCTTTGCTCTGAAATTATTCTACCAACCGATAAGAAGAGAACAGCTGTCTGCTGCCTATCTTCTGTTAACCTTGAGTACTATGATGAGTGGAAGGATGATAAGAGATTCCTTCGTGATGTGGCTGAGATGTTGGATAATGTCCTTCAACACTTCATCGACAATGCTCCTAAGCCAGTTCACAGAGCTGTATACTCGGCTACAAGAGAGAGATCAATTGGTGTTGGTGCCCTAGGGTTCCATGCCTATCTTCAAAAGAACATGCTAGCATTTGAATCAGCAATGGCTAAGTCTGCTAACATGAGAATGTTTAAGAATATTAGAGAGAAGCTAAATGAAGCCAATAAGCAGCTTGGAAAAGAAAGAGGTGAGGCACCAGATGCCCAAGGTACGGGTCTACGCTTTAGTCACCTTATGGCTGTTGCTCCTAACGCTTCTAGTAGTATCATTATGGGTAACACCAGTCCTTCAATTGAACCCTACAGAGCAAATGGATTTAGACAGGACACTCTTTCAGGTGCCTACTTCTATAAGAATAAGTATTTAAACAATCTTCTAAAGACAAAGGTCAAGGAAGAGGAGTTGCCTGAATTGTGGTCTTCCATTATTGCAAATGATGGCTCAGTCCAACATTTAGATATTCTTGAGGAGTATGAAAGAGATGTATTTAAAACAGCAATGGAAATTGACCAACGTTGGATTGTCGAGCATGCAGCTGACCGTCAGCAATTCATTGATCAAGGCCAATCAGTTAATCTATTCTTTAGACCAAACGCTAATGTTAAGTACCTCCATGCTGTACATTTTATGGCGTGGAAGCATGAACTAAAGACTCTCTACTATTGTCGTTCTGAAAAGATTGGTAAGGCGGATAAGGTTGCGAAGAAGATTGAGCGTGAAATCATTCAAGAGATTGACATCAAGGCTCTTACAGAAGGTAATGAATGTTTGGCTTGTGAAGGCTAATGGCTACTTGGAGAAAAAGAAGTAAGTCTGGTGGCATAACTAGAACTTCAACTAGTAAAGGCTGGACTACTTCTACCTCCTATGGAGCTGGGAAGAAGGGTGGTCTAGGACATAGAGTTACAACTACTCACAGAGCAGACGGTAAGACCGTTGTTCGAACAACTGAGCGAGGCGGTCAGGGCTGGTATAAGACAACACAAAAGACTCTCTCAAGCAGAGATCCATATAGAATTACAAAACGCGATCTCAATAAACTATCAAGTGATTCCGGAAGTTTGTTTAGTGATCTTGCAGATTTGGTTGGTGGTATTATTAATGTATTTACAAATAATACAAACAATCAACCAAAAGAAGAGTTGCCTGAATCGTTTGAGCCAAGCGTAGGAAAGTTGCAACCAACAATTGAAAATGTAGACAAATACAAATATAAGTTACAATACACAACCGACGGCACGCAATGGTATAATTGTCAAAGCAGTTGGGATGTATGTGATTCTTTAAAAGAAGCCAACGAGAGACTAAGTTTTAAACAACAGGGAACAACTGTAAACAAATACAGAATTGTAAAAATTGATCAAGATGGATGGACAGAGCCGCTATGAATATAGAAATTAGAGATGACTTTATAGGCGTGTTTAATCAAGCCTATAGTCAAAAGCAATGCGATGATTATATCCGCTTTTTCAAAAATGCTGAAAGGGCTGGCATGGTTGTCAATAGACAATCAAGCGAAAATGTATCGCCATTTAATAAAAATGATTTGTCAACAACAGCTAATGGTAATCATCTTACCCAATTTATGTTGGATAAGTATCCTGAGTTGGCAGAGGTATACATGCACTCTAATGATTTCTCAAAAGTTTTAATGGACAGTGCCTTAAAAGAATATTGTAGAGTGTATCCTGGTCTAGCTGGATTTCCAGATGCAGAAAAGAAACTAAGCATTCAAGACTCGAAGATTCAAAGAACGGTTCCTGGCCAGGGTTATCATGTTTGGCATCACGAGCACGGAACTGGCGGTAGAGCACACAGACGCCTACTCGCATTTTCATTATATCTTAACGATGTAGCAGATGGTGGGGAAACTGAATTTTTATATCAAAAAGTTAGATTTAAACCAGTAATGGGTCAGCTGTTAATTTGGCCTGCATACTTTACACATGCACATAGAGGCAATCAACCTCTAAGTGGGGAAAAATACATCGTAACGGGGTGGATCGAGAAATGACAACAAAAGAAGAATTAGTACTAACAGACGAGCGCTCATATTTTAAGCCATTCAACTATCCATGGGCATATGAAGCCTGGTTGAAGCATGAGCAGAGCCATTGGTTACATACAGAAGTACCAATGCTAGAAGATCTAAAGGACTGGAAGAATAAACTAAATGACAACGAAAAGAAGTTCTTGACACAGATCTTTAGATTCTTCACACAAGGTGACATTGATGTAGCTGGTGGTTATATTAAGACCTACCTTCCATTCTTCCCACAGCCTGAAGTCAGAATGATGTTGGCTGGCTTTGCTGCTCGTGAAGCTTTGCACGTCGCTGCTTATTCGCATTTGATTGAAACACTAGGCATGCCGGAAGATACATACAATCAGTTCCTTGAATATCAAGCAATGAAGGATAAGCATGACTATCTAGCAAAGTTTACGAAGAGTGATAAGAAGAGAATTGCACAGAACATTGCTGCATTCTCTGCCTTCACTGAAGGTATGCAATTGTTTAGTTCATTTATCATGCTACTTAATTTCCCACGACATGGCAAGATGAAAGGAATGGGCCAGATTATTACTTGGAGTATTGTTGATGAGACTCAACATGCCGAAGCAATGATCAAGTTGTTCCGAACCTATATCGAAGAGAATAGGGAGTTGTGGAATGATGAACTCAAATCTGAAATTTATACTATTGCAACTAAGATGGTGGAACTCGAAGATCAATTTATTGATTTGGCGTTCGAAGGGGGAGAGATGGAAAATCTTACTTCGGAAGACGTCAAGAAATATATCCGGTATATCGCTGATCGCCGTCTCATATCGCTTGGGATGAAGGGCATCTTTAAGGTAAAGAAGAATCCATTGCTATGGGTTGAAGAAATGATTAATGCTCCTACCCATACCAACTTCTTTGAGAATAGAGCAACAGATTATGCTAAGGGTGCCTTGAGCGGCTCATGGGAAGATGTCTGGGCAAATTAATGTCTTTGATAATTACCTACCAGAGGCTATAGCTGAAAAGATTTCAAAAATAGTCTTTGGTACTGGTAATTTAACAAACAACTCTTGTGACGTCAATGGTTTAATACCATTCCTGATCAAGATCGATAAGACAAGCCCTGGAATGATTAGTTTTGCTTCTATAGTGCATACAAAGACCATGCAGTATAATGAGCAAGATCCTACGATGCGTGTGAAGAAGGCACTGCATGATATATCTACCAAGTTCTTATTATCTAATAAGATGTTAGATGGCTTCAAACCACTGCATGGTAGATTATATCTGCAAGTGCCAATGGCTATAGAGCAGAAGCACAAAATACCCCATGTCAACCTACCGGGTGAACATTGGGTTGTTTTATATTATATCAATGATGCTGATGGAACTACAGCATTCTATAACACTGATGGAACACTTCGCACAGAAGTAGAACCAAAAAGAAATAGACTTGTTATATTTGATGGCACGATTAAACATAGTGTTGGTATACCAAAGTTATCTCCTAGGGCAGTGTTAACATACGACATGATACCGAGGTAAGTGGTTTGGGATCTGTAATAGTCAGAGGCCATAAAGTAAAGGGCGATAAAGTTATTGGTGGTGATAGTATGGAATTAGATAGAACTAACCATAAGGCTTTTGGTGAGAGTGGGAAGATTCGTCACGCCTACATCATCTATATTAATAAGCCTGAATCCATTCAATACGCCAACGAATGTGCAAGGTCATGTGAAGAGCATGGTATGCCTTATACACTTTGGGAAGGCATTAGCATGGAGACCACAAGAGGTGAAGATCTTGAGTCAGTGACTGGATTCACGTGGACATCTAGAACACCAGAGATGGGTTGTACTGCAAGTCATCTTAAACTCTGGCATACTATAGCTGAACAATCTTATGCCTGCTGTGTATTTGAACATGATGCTATATTAAAGAGCAATATCTTTGATACAGAGATTCCTGATAACAAGTTAGTCATGCTTGGATATAGAGTTCACAAAGCTGACGATTACGAAAGGCCAGATGACGCTGTCACCTTTATGGATATCAATAAGTTTGAAGGTACCCACGCCTATGCAATCACTCCAGCCATGGCAAGATATATGATTGATAGATTGAGGGGATATTATACAAAAGAGTTTGGAGGAGTGAATACTACAATTGATGGTATTCTCTCTATCCATGATTCATTTGGTATAGCAAGATGTGTAATGGATCCGCCACCAGTTGTGTGTGTAGTTGGTGATAGAATCTCAACTATTCAAGGTAGACCAGCAGCCTATAATGCTTGCGTGTCGCCTGGGTTTATGAAAGGACTAAAGGCTGAACCTCTAAGAATTAATGCTAGCTGACATATAAATATCACCAAGAGAGGTGATATTATGTGGTTATTGCAAGAGCACTCTAGTAGGGACGCGAGAGAACTTACAGAGGAAGATGTTCAAGGTTATTATGGATTCATCTATGTAATAGAGAATCAGATTGACCAAAAGGCTTATATTGGTAGAAAGTATTTCACCAAGGCCAGCACTCGCCAAGTAAAAGGAAAGAAAAGAAAGACACGTAAGGAGTCTGATTGGAAGGACTACTATGGGTCGTCGCCTCGTTTACTTGAAGACATTGAAAAGCTTGGCAAAGAAAACTTTAAGAGAACTGTCATCAGGCTTTGTAAGACGAGGGGCGAAACAAACTATTGGGAAGCAAAGTATCAGTTCTTGATGGGTGTATTGGAATCGGATGATTTTTATAACGACAACATCTTAGTGAAGTTCACAAGAAGGAATATTGGATTATGAAAGTAGGATTTACTTGTTCAACATTTGATTTGTTTCATGCTGGCCATGTTATCATGTTGAAGGAAGCAAAGACACAATGTGATTACTTAATTGTTGGCTTACAGACTGATCCAACAATTGATAGAAAGGAAAAGAATAAGCCAGTACAAAGCATCTTTGAGCGATATGTTCAACTCCAGGCTTGTAAGTATGTTGATGAAATTGTAGTCTATGCTACAGAGAAGGACTTAGTTGATATTCTCCTAGCCTACCCAATTAATGTTCGTATTCTGGGTAATGAATATGAGCATAGAGAGTTTACAGGTCGTAATGAATGTATCGATAGAGGGATTAAGTTCTACTTTAACAAAAGAGAACACACATTCTCTACTACCGAATTACGGCAGAGAGTTGTTGATGCAGAAGTGGATAAAACGCTGCGTCAAGCCGGGATTGATGTAACTCCTTGATTCCATTAGGAATTTAGTTGTTGACTAGTTGACCAAATATGCGTATAGTATACAGTATGTTAGTATATACTCGTGCTCGCTTCAAGCCTAAAAAGAAGCGCAAGGTCCGCGGCATTATTGCTACTAAGTATGATGCCAAAAAGTACCAGAACAGCAAGTCTACACTTGTCCCTTTATATAGTGGCCGCCCTCCTCGCCCCGGCAGTGAGGTTATTATGCAAGCTAAGTCATTAGACACCAATGCATCGTTTACTACTAAGCATTCTGTAATGGATGCTGCTATGTTGGCTAAAGAGCCCGAGCATGTGCGAGAGGCAATTATTGCCAAGAGCAAGCGAATCGCTATTGCTTATAACAAGGGTGCGTATCAGTATGTTACTGATGAGACAGATCCTAAGACAATCGGAAGTGGAGAGAGGTTGAGACGCGGTGGCTAATGTTCTTGTCGTATTCACACCTAGGTCTGGAAGCACTATTGTAAGCGATCTACTTGCCTACAAATATAATGCTATCAACCTCGATGAGGTACTCGACGCAAGAATAAGAGGTGTACTGTATGATAAGATGCCTGAGGACGTTAAAGTCCTTCTGAAGCAACGGTCGGTGCTAGAAGAGCAGCCAACCCCAACAACTAAGAAAGAAAGAGACTCATATTTTTATGATACATACAGCTTTTTCAATAAAAGGTTTGAATTTGTAAAAGAGGTATCACAAAAATATCCTATAGTAGTAAAATTTTATCCAACGGCTATGCTACCTGGAATTGGATTGGTAGAGTGGGCTATAAAAAATAATTTTCAGTTGTATTTCGTAAGCAGAAGAAACTTCAAGAAGCAGCTATATAGTATGCTGCTTGCAGAAGTAAAGACTAATTTTCTTATAAGAGCTAGGAAGGCAGGAAAACTTGAAGGCCCAGAGATTACTGGCTTTCTTAACACAAAAGGGGGTTTCAATGTTTCATTCCCTCCTGCAAATGTTCCTCCAGAGCATGTGCTAGAACAAGTTGTAAAACTTACAGTTATTAATAATATGTGGAAATCTTATGTTAATGCTTACGGTAAGTACGGTAAAGTAATGTACTATGAAGACACTATTGTTAAAGGAGATTATAGCCTACTAGATGTCAGTCCCGACTTGCTCCAGGCATATGCAAATGAAGAAATTTCATTAAGACCAACACATAGATATAATGTTGGTGACCAAATATCTAACTGGCAAGAAATTCTTAAAATAGCAAAACAATACGAAGTTCCTAATCTGCATGAATAATTTAATTCTATTTACAAATAGATCAGGCAGCACAATACTAACTGATTTAATATGCTACAGTCAAGGCACTATTAATCTTGGTGAAGGCTTGCATAGTGCTGCGCGACAATATAACTACAACAATGATATTCATAGACAAAGTGAATTATATAAACAATTCTCATCTGCTAGCATAACAGCAAAGTATCATAATGAATCCACAAATGGATTTGACCACATAGGTTTCTTTAAAGCAAAGTCTAAGAGAATTGAAATTCTAAAACAATCCAATGAAAACTGGACAGTGAAGGAGCAGCTTGAAAAACAAACTATGGACTTCTCTTTTATTGAGTACTGCATTGATAATGGTATCAATGTATATTTGACCCACCGTAGAAATATTGTTGAACAGTTTATATCTAAGGTTAATGCTAGATATAGAATACAGCAAGATGAAACCTATAGCAAGTTTCCAAATCTGAGACCAAACGTGCGATCTAGTACGTTTATATTTACGAATGAAGATAATTGTATCAAGTATGATGCAATGCGTATACCGTTTAGTTGGTTGAATATGTACACACAAGTGTTTATTGGTCAGCTATTCATGTGGCGAGTTGTATACGATAGATTTAAAAATCATATCAAGATTGTATCATATGAGGACAACATCAAGCCTCTACAACTTGAAAAGTTTGGTATCACACAGCAACATATTCAACAGTATCAAAAGGAGAAGGTTCATCTTGTGCCAACTCCTCATAATACAAACAAAGTAATTGTCACTGATGATTTACCTAAGCCTGTGCTCGGGGCATGGCAGCAGGCATTGTATTATGTCGACAGACACAAGTATCTAGTGGAGATTTAAAATGGCATGTACAATATTAGTAATGGGATTACCAGGTTCTGGTAAAACAACATTGGCTGAAAAACTAGCAGCATTGCTAGGAGAAAATGTTGATTGGTATAATGCTGATAAGGTGAGACAATTGCATAATGATTGGGACTTCTCACCAGAAGGTAGAATGCGACAAGCAAAAAGAATGAAAGATCTTGCTACAGCATCCAATAAACAAGGTCGTTATGCCATTTGCGATTTCGTATGTCCAACATACGAAACTCAGTCTTTGTTTGCAGGGGATATTATCATCTGGATGGATACGATTAAGGAAGGTAGATTTGAGGATACTAATAAGATCTTCCAGCGACCAAAAGAGTTTATGTTTTGGATTGATAGCTGGGACTATGAAGATGAACTTTTTGACATTGCATATATGATTGTAAGTGAGCACTTTGATTGGACAAAGCCAACAGTTCAGATGATGGGTCGCTATCAGCCATTCCATGATGGTCATAAGGCTTTGTTTGAAGAGGCTCTAAAGAAGACTGGTCAGGTTGCTATCTTTGTTAGAAAGATGCCAGAGGATGAGAAGAATCCATTCGGCCACAGAGAAACAGAAACCTATATTCTAAAGAAGTTATCTAACTATTTGGGTAAGTTTCAGATTATTTGGGTACCAAATATTGTTGACATTTCATATGGTCGTGATGTAGGATATACGATTAGTAAGATTGAATTGCCAGAAGATATCCAAGCCATCTCTGCCACAAAGATTAGAAAAGAGATGGGAATTGGCTGATAGTTAATCCCTATCAATTCAACAGAAACAATCAATTGGATATAACACTATTATTGGTGTAGAATGGTATACATATGACAGAACAAAAACAGGAAGAAAAGAAATACATCTATGAGTCGCCTGACAAGGGCAAGACTATCTATAGACGTGAATTTGGTAAACTTGAGAAGGAACTCATTAAGGAGAAAACACAAAATGAAGACAGTAGGTGATAAGTTAAATCCGTTTGTAATTACAGGTGTTAAGCCTGGTGCCCTAGCACCAGAAGGTGCTTTCGAAGACATCACAGAGAAGTCATTTGAAGGTAAGTGGAAGGTAATTGTTTACTATCCTAAGGACTTTACATTCGTCTGCCCAACAGAGATTGTGGCTTACGATAAGCTAAATAATGACTTCGCTGATAGAGATGCAGTTCTTCTAATTGGTTCTACAGACAATGAATTCTGTAAGCTAGCATGGAAGAATGCACATGAAGGCTTGAAGAAGACAACTTCTTGGTTCTTTGCTGACACGAAGCGTGAACCAGCTGACTATGGTGTAGAAAACCTAAGTCTTGTTTCTGACCTTGGCGTGTTCTTTAATCCAGCGGGCGCTGCTCTGAGAGCAACATTTATTGTTGATCCAAGCAATGTTATTCAGCATGTTACAGTTAACAGCTTAGCTGTTGGCCGTAATGCCGATGAAACACTTCGCGTTCTTGACGCTCTACAAACTGGTGAACTTTGCCAGTGTAATCGTCAGGTTGGTGAAGCAACTTTAAACGCAGCCTAATGGAAGCAGAAGCAAAACCTCCATTCAGAGAAGTCATTTGGCACTTCCTGTGTTCACAATGTAAGCTCTGGTGGAGTTTTGCAACTGACGACAATTGGAAACCAAAGAGTTGGTATTGCCCACATTGTGGACATAAAAAGAAATATGATTGAATGCTTAATTTTGGGTGATAGCATTGCGCAAGGTGTGCATATGTTCCGTAGGGAATGCGCAGCCTATACGCAAGTTGGAATTAATAGTTCAAAGTTTCTGAAGAAGTATTCTGTTCAGAGATTATCTGCTGAGGTGGTTGTTATCAGTCTCGGCACGAATGATAGTGATGACATGAATACATATGAGAATCTAAAGAAACTGCGAAAGAAAATTGAAGCAAAGAGAGTTTATTGGATTCTTCCTGCTCAATTTTCAATGCAAAGAGATCATGTTGAAATGGCTGCTGCAGAAAATGATGATGTGATGATTCGTATACCATATGTTTCAAGAGATGGAATTCACCCGTCAATGGCGGGATACTCAAGGATGGCAGAAATTTCAAAATGAAGAATAGTCTCGAATTTATAAAAGAGTGGGGGTTACTTTTAGTTCCTTTTATACTTTTAGGGTTATTTTGGTTTGTTATAACTTTCACAAAAATACTTTACTAAAGGAAATTAAAAATGAAGAAATTAATTATCGCTCTCGCTATTTTATCTACACCAGCTATGGCTGCTGCAGATCGTGTAGCCCAATATGACTTTGACAGGGATGGTAAAGTCACATTTGAAGACCTAAACCGTTTTTGCACAGTATCAAAAACTCTTTTTGAGAAAGCAGATAAGAACGGTGATGGGGTTCTAACAAATGCTGAGATGAGTGCTGCTCGTCGTTATATTTTCTCACGTTGTATGGAAACACCAAAGGACGCTTAATCTAATGAGCTGGGTAGAAACAATTAAAGGGGCGTTACCTGAATACGCTAAGGATACAAAACTAAATCTGGATGCTGTTCTTTTACGCAGCTCATTAGATCCTGTTGTGGCACATGGATGTGCCGTGGCGGCTGCAATGGCAACTGGTAACGGAAAGGTACTAGCTGTAATTGAACAAGGTATGGAAGACAATAAGGAATGTGTCGCCGCCTTGACAGCTGCTGCCACTATGGCTCAAAATAATGTTTGGTATCCATATATTGAAATGGCTGAGGACTCTGCATTGAAGGGTCTTCCAGCTGGTCTACGTATGAATGCTATTATAAGCCATGGCGGTACAACTAAATTAAATTTTGAAGCTTATTCGCTTGCCGCCAGCATCGTTGGTAAGTGCCACTTTTGTGTTAAGGCTCACTATGAAACCTTAAAGAAAGAGGGTATGACAGTTGAGCAGCTTCGGGATATTGGTAGAATTGCAGCAGTTGTTAATGCTGTAGCAAAAGTGTTGAATGGCTGAAAATTTAAAACAATACATTTCAAACAAGGTAGAGGGTTCGGTAT